CATTACCTGCACCATAAGTTGTACCGATAATTGCAAATAACGCAGAGTAAGTTGATCTTGAAACTGCTGCGCCAGCACATTCTAAAAATCCTGTTGGCACAGAGGAATCTGACCATGGAACAATAGTTGCTGTAGGTATACCCTCGATACCTGTAAGATTCGCTCCTGAAAAATCGTATTTCGTTGCTTCGTAATTTGCCATATTATTTCTCCGTGTAAGTCCATCCTACGTTTGAACCAGAATAAACTAATCCAAACGCTGCACCCTCAGTATTAACCACTAAGTCTGCTGTTGCGTTTGCTATTTTAGAACTATTTCTACCAACAGTCAATGCGTTAGAATCAAACGTATATCTTGAATCTACAAAATGAACCTCATCACCAACTGCAGGTGATGCAGGAAGTGTGATTGTATAAGCACTACTACTTGTATCTACAAATAATTTTGCCCCTGCTTGAATAGTTTCAGCAGCAGTAACAGTTCTCCATTTAGCGTACTCACTTGCTTTAACAACATTTGTTCCATCTGAATAAAGAAGATAACAATTACCTTCACAAAGTAAAACTCCAGATCCACTTGCTGTTTTAAAAGTTAATGTGTATCCTGCGTGATCAGTTCCATCTATTACGTTATAAACTTTTTCTATACTATCTGGACATGTAACAGTTCTGTTAGCAGCCAAAGTTCCCGTTAATTTTATTGTGGCATTTCTTGCATTTGAAATTGTTGCGTCAGACATTGCAAGAGTAACATCTGAAGATGCTGCACTTATAGCTTCATAACCTGCAACTGCTTGTTGTACCAGGTTTAAATTTGTATTTGTTTTAGTTCCCCATGTACCAGCGTTTTCACCAGTAGCCATTAATTCTAATTTTAAATCAGATGAAAATGTAGATGCCATAATTTTTATCTCCTATGCAGCGTCAGTATAACTTGTATTTGATCCAGTTGCAACATTAGAATATGATGAATTCGAACCTGTTGATGTATTACTATACGATGAATTAGAACCAGTGTCAACATTACTATAAGAGCTATTTGATCCTGTATTGACATTTGTATAGGCTTGTATTCCAATCGTAGGTTCTATAAAATTAGCTTGTAATCCAGTCAAACCAATTACATCTGAAGGAGATATGGATCCAATTGAAAATGTAGAAGCTATTCCTGTTAAAGGAACACCTATTGCAGGGGCTATAGATCCTACTGCGGACGTAGACGCAACACCTGTTATGTTAATTATTTGTGAATCATCAATTTCTAACTCACCCACACTAGTTGTCGCTGAAACACCAGAAATTGACGCTGGACCAAATTCTAAGCCTAATGTTCCTACATTAAATGTAGAAGATACTCCAGATATTGATGCAGGGCCAAACTCTAAACCTAAAGTTCCTAAATTTGTTGTCACTGCTCGACCCGTCATTGCAGCAGTTGAATCTAATTTAATAGTTGTGGATCCAACATTTGTTGTGGCTTGTTGACCAGATAAGCCAACCACGTCAGATGGAGCTATCGTACCAACATTTGAAGTTAAATCTTGACCTACTAAAGTAACAATTTCATTAGGGGATTCTCCCCAAGAATTATCTCCCCATGCATCTCTACCCCAACCAACTAAAGTTCCAACATAGGACATTGTTGGTGTTGCAAAACTAGAGGACACACCTGTAAGAACTGTAATTTCTTCCGTTACAATGGTAAGATTACCAACACTAGTTCTTGCAAATTTTAAAAGTTGATCTCCAGATGGTGGATCTGCTACCATTTCTAAAGGAACACTGATACCTTGAACAACTGTTCCTAAAGAAGATGTTGCTTCTATACCACTAGGAGTTACTAATTCATCAGCACCCTCTCCCCAATCTGCGGTTCCCCAAGTTAATCTACCCCAACCTGTTTCATTAAATTCTTCTGCATCACCTAATGACACTGTTGCAGAAACACCTACTACTTCAACAACAGTGTTTATTGATAAATCACCTAAACTAGCTGTAGCCTCTATACCTGTGATATTTGGAACTATAAATTGAGCAGCTACTACTGATCCTAAAGAAGTTGTAGCGGAAATACCTGTAGGTTTTACAGAGTATTCTACACCCCAACCTGAATTACCATACTCTTGTCTACCCCAACCCTCTACGTTAAAAGAAGATTCATCGCCTATTGATGTTGTAGCAGATACACCTGTTAAAGAAACAGTAACAACATTAGAATTCCATGAGTTAGAACCCCAAGAATTTTGTCCCCAGGTAGTTGACATAAGGATGTCCTCCTTATGCTATACGAATAATAGCGTTAGATGCGTCTGCTGTTGGAAATTGAATTGTGAATGTTCCACTTGATACTGTTTTATCACCGCCAAAAGCAATAACGGCAACAGCTTTGTCAGATTGATCGTCGTTATAAATTAATGCACCATTAGCTGTGAAAGATGCTGAAGTAAAACTTACGTCTGCAAAGTCACAAAATGCAGTCGTTCCCGATGTTGTTGGTGTAACGCTTGTTAATGTTGCACCCCCTGCAGAATAAGCAGATCCAGATGTGTTTGAAATTTCATTTGATGTTGAGTAAGCAGTTGTTCCAGCACCTAGAGATGCTGAACTTGTAAATAAAGCTATTTTAAAAGTATCTCCACTAGACGCAGTAAAATTGTGTGTGCCCACTAAAATTTCTTGTTTAAAACTTGTGCAAATTGCTGATGATATAGCCATAATTTTTCTCCTAAGGGTTTGCTGAGGTTATCGGAATACGAATAGCACCATCTGTATAATCGTCTCTTCGTCTTCTACCAACTTGCTCGTTAGCAAACTTTTGTACCTCTTGTTTATATTTATTTTCATATAAAGTCAACATATCTATTGGACCTTTTAAAAACCCATACGCTTCAGATAGACAGCAATATAATAGTCCATTTGGAAAGTTTAAACTAATATAATTAGTGTCATTATTCTCCAATAGTGCAGGAGCTACATTATAATGAACTCTAAATTTATAAGTAGTGTCGGGAGTTGGAGCAAGAATTATTCTTCCAGAAGTGGTATCAGATTCTCCTGTAGCACCACCAAACATCGCATAATATTTAGGTTGCCCTCTTTTAGCAGATTCAGTTGATGGAATATATTCTTGTAAATATGAAATATCTTTTTTTTCTAAAAAAATATTTGCTCCAGTTGTAGCTGATGTTGAATCATAAACTTGGATAGCTCTAATAAAAACTGCTCCTGCCGGACAATTAATTGTTTCTTGACCCGCAACTAAATTACCATCTTGTTGTTTTCTATCTGCATCAATAGGTATATCTCTAAAAATTCTATATTGTGCATTTAAGATTATATTTTCTAAAACAGAATCTGTTAAAACATTTGAGTCTGTTTCTGTGTAACTTTTAATCTGTGTTTTTAATCCTGATGCACTCAATCCAGCCATTATGCTACTATCTCCTGACAAGCTGAACAACTTTTTCTAAATCTTAAATGACTAGAACAATGCTGTGGCTTAGGTTTTTTTACTTCCTCAAATAAAACAAGATGTGGATCTTGTTTTTCTGGTTTAAATATATTTTTTATCCAATTCCAAATATTACTTATCATGGTGTTATTGTAACTGGTCCTGCAGACACAGTTGGTCCTCCTCCGTCTTCTGTTACACTTGCAGTTGCTCCTAAACTAAAAGTATATTTATTTGCAGTTGTAACTGTTATACTAAATCCTGAAGAGTTTTCATATACAGAAAATGCTACACCTCCAGGGCTACCTTGTACATTTCTAAACCTTACAGTATCACTACTAGATCGTCCATGATTATTTTCAGTTACAGTTATAGTTGCTGAAGATGCCGTGGTAGAAAAAGGATTATTTCCTAACATTGCAGCAACCACTGGTTCAGTTCTATCTGGTCTAACATTTCTTAAAGATATGGAATCACCATTCATTGGTTTTGGTTCTAACTGTGGTTGTTTTGGCTCAAACTCTGAAACGTGCACAAAAGCTCCATTCCATTCTCTTACCATTTCTATATAAGGAAATTCCATACCTGATCTATCTGATATTGCTTTTGCGTATTTACCTGTTGCGTATTTTGCCATTATACTCCTGGATAGTATGCTTTTGGTGTTATATATGTACTAGAAGCTGAACCATCTTCTGCTAAAGCTCTTGCAAACTCATCCTCGTAAGCTAATTTTGTAGCTTGAATTAGTTGTGGTTGATATTTTTGTGATAAATAATATGCAAGTCCAGATACCATGCAAGGTACAAATCTAAACGGTACATCGGTTGCATTTGTATAGTCTCCGACATCTTGTATTCTTTTTATAAAAAAGAAGTGCATATCTTTAGATGCGTTTGTTGAATCTGGTGTAGGGTAAATATGTATTGTAACTTTATCAATAAATCTCTCTACCCAATATTGATTAGGTGTTCCTTTAGATAATTTATTTGAAAATCCCGCGTATGTTGATCTATCCACTTTTGTCATAGGACTATCTGATTGTGTTGTCTGTGTTCTATTAGATCTTAATTGTGCTTCAAGAACATCTGAAATTCCAAACACGCTTGCTGGATCAGTGGTTGTAGCTGATGTTCCATCACCACTTGATCTAAAAAAATTGTAGTCCGCTTGACCTTCTATTAAATCTAAATTTGTTGAACCTACTTCCCAATAGTGAATACCTCTATTACCCCATTCTTGAAATAAAATATTAAGTGATCTTCTAGCAGATTTGAGTTGATAACCCGCTACAGAATTTAATCCAATACGTTCGAAAGCATCTTCTATTATTTCTTCAATAGAAAAAGTTTTGTCAAATGTTGTTGTTCCCGAAGTAGTATTAGCCATTTAAACTCCTACGATTCGTAAACTTTAATCCATTCACAAACGACTGTTCCAGAGTCTCCTGCTGTGCAGGCTGGTAATGTTATATTAACATCTCCACTGTAACCACTAGCTTCTGTGTTTTTTAATCCACCAAAAGATGAATAGTCATATTCCATTTCACCATTTAACGTTTGAAAAACAATATTAGTTCCTGAATTATCCCATTCCATACGTAAAGCATCAGCTGGTGCTGTTACTGAAACATTACAGCTAACTTTATTAAGTCTTACTGTTTGGCAAGTTTTGCCATTGTTTGAGTTTAATCCTGAAACATCAACTATTTTAGTTGTGCTTCCAGAGTTGTCAGAAACCACATTGTAGTGAGTGATTAGTTTTTTTGCTCCGTCAAATACAGTTGTATTTAATACTGTGTCTGCCATGTGTTGTCCTCCTTTTCAAGAGCGCCTGCATTACCAGACGCTCCGAGTTAATTTATTTATTAAAGTTCAGTATTAGCTGTTCTCTCTTTACCTGCTGAAATATAATCTAAAGTCATTATTTTTGCAGCGGCTGCACCGTTTTGAATTGCAAATGAAACAGCCAACTCTTCGTCGTCTGGAGCATTTGTATTCACGGCAGTTCCAACTTTTACGTTATCTTTATAAACAGAAAACTTTCTAATTCTTGGGTCGTAATAAAACCCTAAAGTCATGAAAGTGTCATCAGCTGCGTCACCACAAGAAACAGTTGTTTCTGTGCTGTCTTTTTCAATTACTAATTCAATTGAAGTAGCACCATCAGCTTTTCTGAAAAAGATACCATCAGTTACACCATCAATGAAAGTAGTATCAGTGATAGCTAAACCAATTGCAAAGTCAGATTGTGTTGCGTCACTAACTTTGAATCTAGTTTTAAAATACAAACCTTTTGCAGCTTCATATTTAAAAGATTCAATTACGCCACCTGAACCGCCAGCCCATTGAAACTCATCAGAATCGTTGTCTGCATCGTCGTTTGTTACAACTAATAAACCACCATCACCATCACCAAGAGCTTCAGATGCATTACCTGAACCTGCCTCAGTTGTAGTGATAACCCAGTCACTAGCTGTATATTTATCGAAGTCTTCATGATAAACGTGGTATTTAATTGGATCTGGTTGTTTTAAAAATTCACCAGTTCCTCCTGTCACTACGTTTGTGACTCCTGAAGTAAAGTGTGTTGTCATAATATCAGCGCCTCCTTAACGCCAGTTATCTACGATAACCAATTTATTTGTATGAATTATATATTAGTTTTTAGTAGAGTGCAAGAGAGCCTACGGTATTTATGCATTTCAGCAATGTAGCTTTTGATTAAGTAGCTACAGAAACTTGTGGAGCTGCACCTTCGACAGTATTCTGTCTGTGGGCAATGGCTGCTTCTT